TTGGTGTTGCTCGTGGGGTAAATCCAGAAGTCAATCGCAAATACATTGTTGCCGATGGCAAAGTCAGCGTGGTCGCTCACGGAACAGTAATCACCATTTGCTTTGGTGAATGATCGTGCTGCATTCGACCCACCCGGACCAGTAGCAGTGCCGGGAGTACCATTAGCAGTGGCCGTGTGTCCATCGTGATCATCAAGCATGTTGCCCGATGACTCTTGGCACTCGTAAGAAAAGACTAAATTTGTAGTGTTGACGGCCATTGATTTAGAACGGGCTTACGAACGGAACATTGCCAGGATTCGCAATCAGGTAATCTTCGACGGCCTTCAATGCCGTGGCTTCTTCGGCCGAAAACTTGGCCGAAGACAGGCGGCGGTACATCGTAAGGTTTCGCCACGCGGAATAGAACTCGGTCAATGCAGTCGGCTGCACCGGTGGTTGTTTTTCGGGCGTCAGCACTTGGCCAACGAGGTTCTTGATCGCCTCGATCGATTGATCGCGGGTCTGCAGACTCTCGATCCGCTGAGCAGCCCAATCTTGCAGCAGTGCGAGCGTCAGATTGTCGCCAGACTTTTTTTCGACGAACGTTTTGCCCGCCTCGGCATCGACGAACTTGACGACCGCGACCGCAACCGCACCGTCGATCGAGATTTCTTCTACTGTTGCAACCCAGGCCATCGTTCACCTTTCGTTACTGCCCGCTTTGTTGCCGGTGTGCCGTGCCCACGCGGTCGAGGCGGGGGCGTTGGAAGGCATTATTTATCCCCTAAGCAACTGTAAACATACTTGCACCAAAATCTACTGTAAAAGATTCACCGTCTAATAATGTTATCGAACTAGCATAATCCCACCACCCAATTAAAGGATCAACAGGAGCAACAGGGGTATCATTATACAAAATTGCATATCTAAATGGTCCAATTGATCCACCAGCAGCCGTAATTACTAAATCTACACCTGTAACTGTAAGTGTACCGGTAGTTCTGGTTCCATCATTTTGTGTATCTACTCCACCAGAAGTATAACCAAAGGCCGTACCTAATTCGGTTGTATCAGCTCGAACTGCATGAGTAGCTGCATTTGGTGCAGTATTACTCAACAATACCTTTAATGTATCATTGGTCCCGAACAAGTCATGCACTTTATTTAGTAAATCTTCGACAAAAATGTTGTATTTGTTGTAAACTGCCATATTTTATATTCTCCAACGTTTGTTGTACTCAGAAAACACTTCAACTACACTATGTCGGTTGACGTGGTGTAAGTCAGATTCTCGTTTTCCACGAAATTCAAGAATTTTTAACCCATCTTCTGGATCATTTTCACTGATTCGTTGTCGTGGATCATTTTTAATTACGTAGCGGGTTGTTTCATCAGGTATAAACTGAGGATTTTGAAAATAAAGAACATACATTATTTCTGAAACTTTTATTCCATAACGTAAATCAGCATCACCTTTTGCTATTTCTTGTATTCTACATCTAACATTCTTTAATTTATAAGACCACAGGCGTTGCACTGCCCTGCTCTCATCAGTACCAGACCCCGCTAAAGTTTGTACTGATACATAATGATATAATGAACGTGTACGCATTAAAAATCAAGCGGATCAAAGTTAAAGGTTCGTATTCTATATAAACTTAAAGCTGCTCGATGTGTGAAAAGAATTTTATTTTGATCGAATCCAATACTTCTATTTCCAAGTCTATCTTGTGTTAATTGAAAATCAGCATCTTCTCGATTAAATAACTGTATAACTACTTGAGCACAAACTTGCTGTATCAGTTCCGGTATAGCAGCAAATCCACCGCTATAATGCAGTTCTATATTACGGAATCCAGCAGGAAAATACCCATAAGAATCTATCGTATCAACTAAATTATACTTCTTCCAACGAATTTCGCCTACTTCTGGATCAAACAGAAAATTAGCACCAAGAACTGTGCTATCAGTAGAAGATTTAAAGACGATCTTTGTTAAACTATTTATAGGAACATTGTTTACAACAATAAAATTCTCACCGGTGCCATTTCTGGTTTCTGTATAATCAGCTATTCCAAAGATGCGATTGCATCGTAATTCAACAGCTTTACTAGCAGCAGTTATAATTCCTGCTATAAGCTGTTGCTCATTTACAGGCTTATTTGGATAATCTAATATATCCAAATAAACGTTATTTGTAGTAATAAGATCAGCCATTAGAACCAATCAATTTGAAAAAGTGCATCGGCAAAAGCAGTTGCCATAACATCAGAACCAAGTTGATTCGGATGTAAATTATCATTATCGTATTCTGTACGCATTCTTGCTGAATCATTAGGACTGCCCATTAAAGTATACATATCAATAAAAAATACTCTACTAGAATTATCAATAACATATTGACGTATAAGTTCATTATATGCTAATGTAGTTGCTTGTTTTGTAGCAGTCCAACCTGTACCTACTGTTGTATCTTTCCAAGGTAATATACTACATAAAAGCATTCTCATATCTGTTTCAGCTACAATTTCGTCTAACATTGTTTTTAAACGAGCAAAAATTGTAGCTGCACTATCAGTTAAGTTTCGAATATCGTTTATACCACCTAAAACAGTTACCCAATTATATCGTTGTGATTTAACTCCATTCGTAGTATGGAGCCATTGATCGTTATATATATCAGTTCCAGCAGCATCATTTACAACTGCTCCACTTACACCTTTATTTGTAACTGACCAAAGTGGGCCTAAAAGATTAACTAATTTAGTGGACCATGCACTTGAACTTATACCAAGTGATGTAATTGAATCACCTAAACATGCAATATTAAAAACTGGAATTGCATAACGAATTCCAATATAAGCCATTATTTTTCTACGCTCAGCTACAGTTAAAACTTTATTATATGCAAAAATTCCGGCATAACTATTTGCATAAAATGTAGCGCCGGATTTTCCTATGTTTAATGCTTCCGCTGAATCTGCGGTAGACGCACTACCAGAAGCAGCAGTAGAAGCTACTTTACAACCATCAACCCAAACTTCTCCATTATTTCCAGTAATCCAATTACCTTCAATTGAATGCCAGGCAGCTACAGGGAAAACATTAGCTGTAAGATTAGCTTGAGCAACTAGAATATTTCCAGAAGCATTGCGAATAGCTAGAGTAGCCCTACCTTCCGCTGTACTAGCATCATCATTCGCTAAATAAAAACCAATACCTGTAAGTGCATTTGTAGTATCAGCTATAACAGCGTTTACTTCATTTGTTGTTTTACAAACAACAATTAAAGTACCACCTCCGCCATTATGTAAAAATTTCCAATTTGCTACAGTTGTTTCAATTAAAACATCATTAACACCATCAGCTACTAATCTACCCTTACCACCAGGAACATCAGCATCACCACCATTAGGACCTTGATAAGTTAATCCATTTGTTGCTTCTTTAAGATGAAAAGAATTTTTTTGATCTTTCCACAATAAACAAACTTCATTATCTTCACAAGGATTATTTGGTGGAATAGTTCCATCTTCATAACACAAAATATTATCATATTCACCAGTTTCATACCATACAACTAATCCACTTATCTGATCTGGTGAACTTAATTTTTTTAATATATTTTGAACTGAATTAGCAGAAGAACCAACAAAATTTGGATTATTCGTAGGTATGCTTAAATCAGATAAATTACGTAATTTATCTAATCTTATACTTTCTGCTAAAGCACCATAATCAAATTCAACAGAATCACCAGATGCTTTAACAAGATGATTCTTATGTGTTCGTTTATTAAAAGCTAATTTTAATTCGCTCATTGAAGAACATCCGTATTAAATTTTGGTTGATCTGCTATGATTACTAAATCAAGATAATTTGGCGTTATTTCTGGATCAACTAATGCACCATAATCACCTACAACTCCAGTAGAATCATTATCATCTACTTGAACAAGATGATATTGCTTAGTTCTTTTATTAAATCCTAAAGCAGCAGTTGGCATAAATTACCTTAAAATGCAGGGGCTAGATACGAATCTAGCATCTCCAGGTTAATCAAACCTAGTATTTTACGTATAAACTACCCTACGCAGCACTAATTGATTTTAGCACTTGGTTGTGACAAATTACCTTCGCCAGTATACCTCAAGTTAGTAAGCACTGCATCAGCAGCAACTACCAAAGATGTACCAGCAGCAGACAAATGTAGCCTGAAACAATCAAAACTATTGTCAACATCCAATTCCGCTGCATCCAATTCAATACGATAGTTGCGATTGCTTGCAGTATTAAACGTGTTTGCAGCTACGTCTACTTCTGTCCACAAATCTTGCTCATCTACATTAGAAACTGTTGGCACGTTCATCCATACTTTAGTAAATCCCAGTGCCTTATTTCCATTACCTTCTACGTTCTTTGCTTGCTGCAAAGTAACAGCAGCAGCAGCACCGGTCAAAACACCGCAACGAATGTTAATACTAGCATGTTGAGCATTTTTCATGCTAATAAAACCATAATTTCCGCCCTGTGCAGCACCTGTGCTTACAGGAGAAATTATAGTAACAGCTTTCATATTGTGCATCAATTTTTGCATGCGTATCTCCATTATCCTTATTGTTATTGTTGTGAATTACAGACCACTAGACTGAGAAACTTCATTACGATCAGCCAAAGTCACGTATGGACTGCGGCTTACAGTTCCATTATAATCTTCCAAAGGCGAGGGCCACAAACTTTGGCCATCAATTCGGAAGCTGAATCTAAAAGCCTGTTCCTCGAACAAAAAGCGAACATGAATACTGGAAGCAGCTTTAATACCGCCACCAGGCTTTGTTAGAGTAACATACTGACCGAAGTTTGCAAAAAGAATATCACCCTTAATTCCCAAATCCCTCATATATTCAAGCGGAACTACTGGACGACCTTTCAATGTTCCATAGGGACTTGCACTAAGCCCACCTGGGGGCATATAAATAGGATTCGTTGGAGCAGTTGACTCATCATTAAACGTAATATACTCAAGAATTTCTTCCATGTTTGGATGCATATACCAGCGTGCTCCAGCACGAAGTTCTGGCCGCATCTTATGGTACATACCATTGATGTTCTTATGCAAAATAGTGTTAACTTGTTGATTAGGCTCCAAAGGCTGAGTTACAAGAGCATTGGACCGCATAACTCCTAGCGGTTGTCCTACTCCAGTACCCCACAGGAACGACTCGTTAATCTTAAAATCAATTGCTTTTGCAGCTTTACGCTGCAAAACATCTGTAAGACTAACAGACGCATCAGCAAGTTCTTCGTCAGTTACATAACAAAGAACACCTAACTTATGCAATTCAAGCCGCATTCTACGCCATTTTGGTTGAGAAGCAACAAACTGGTCTGCTTCTGCCAACCAATATGCTAGAACACCACCGTCCCTATATCCATCTTTTCTGGAATTTTCATCAAAAGCGTTAATAGCCAAACTATTACCGCTAGTTGTTCTTTGATCCGTCAAAGGCAAAATTTGCTGTGTCGCAAGAACATACTCCCAAATACCTTTAGCATATGTTTCTGGAATCAAAAATCCTCCATCAACATCATCACGCGTATTTAGACCAGTAGGAGCTTTTCCTTCTGCTACATCTTCAAACCTCAATCGCTTATCAACAATTGCATTCGACGGACGACTTCCACGAACTACTGCAATTGCAAAATCACCAAAATCTTTAAATCCATCGCGTCCTTGTTCATTATGATCTACCGCAATTGCAGGAATCTTTACATTGATTTCCTTTGCAATCTTTTCTAATCCTGTTGCAATTCCCTTCTCAACAGTAGTTTGAATATCTCCCGCAATTGAAGCAATTGCATCAGCAACAGTTTTAGTTTCTGGAGATTCAGTAGTTTCTGCAATCTTCAAATTCTTCAAGCTGGAAGCAGTTTCTTCATCAACTTGAACAATTTGATCCTTTTTATATCCATCATAGTCTTTTAAAAACTTAATCCATGTTTTCATAGTATTGCCTTTGTAAAGTTTTAGTTAAACGCGACCCATGATCCGTGCTATAACATCATCAGTGTCTATTTGGATACCTCGAATGGCATCCTTTAATTGACAATGTACAGCACTTCTGTATTGTTCGAGAGTAATTCCTTTTATCTCTATTTTTTCTGGAGGCTTTTCTGGCTCAACCAAAGTTACTTTAATGTTTAAAGCTGCCGCCAAATCAAGCGGCATTTTAATTACACCTTTAGCTACATCTTCTACTAAAGCATTATCGTTTGATCCAATGTATACAGCAGCATATTCAAATAACTTACTTTCATCAAATACAAAACTAACTTTTCTTAATTCTGGATTTTTAGAAATTTCAGCTGCGGTAGGTTCATGACCTTTTAACGGTAAAAATCCAATAGATTTTGCTGGCATATATCCGTTTTTAATCATATGCCAAATAGTATCAGGCATCCATTCTTTATCTACTGGATGACTTTCTGGTCTATCTATATATTGTGTTTTAGCTTTCCAGCCATTCTTAACTTGTTTTTGCCAAAGAGATTTTCCAACGGGTGGCATCCAATAATTATGTTGTAACGTAACTACAGGATTCTTTCTAAATGCAGTTAAATCCAATCCACTTGGATCTACAATTTCATTATCTTTATCAATTGAGTCATCAGAAATTATGCTAACATCGGCTCGCTCTTTATCAATAAAATATTCAAAAGAATTATTTTTAGTAATTCGTTTATATGAAAAAGCAGAATCTTTACTATGTAGTTCTAGTAAATTGTCTAGCTCTCTGGCTTCCAACTCATTCATCGGGAACCCTAGAGGACCACTACAGGTTCCGTATTCTTTAAGTATTTCTGGCATAATTTTTGCCTATGGATTAACTGTTACGCTAGTTACTGTACCCGCTTGCACCTGTGTAAAATAACCTAACATTCTAAAAGCTGATTTATGAAAAGCTATTCGCCAAGCAGGTCGAGGAGCTATACTATAAGCCCCTCTTGGTAATGGATTTATCAATCTTTCTTTAGTATATTTTTTACTGATTTGCCCATAATTTCTAGCTATTCCACCATACTCAATTTCTGGAGCATAAGGAACATCAGTAAAAATAACTCCCTCTATTCTTCCAGTTGGGCCACTAACCTTCCACCGTATACTTTCGTATAAATTTCCGGTTTGTCGTCTTGGCGGCTCACCTGATTTACTGTGTACTACTCGTCGTCTAGTACCAAAACCAGCTACTAATTCTCGTACACTTCCCCAGCTATCCAATAACTTTTTAAGAGTTATATAATAATCATAAGTAGCTAAACGAGTAGCTTGTTTTAAATGGGCGTGCAATCTCTGCATCACTTCAGGCCCATTCCAATCTAATTTGAATTTAGCAGAAACGTCCATTACTGTTTTGCACTCCCAGAATCTCTTTCGCTCTGCCGCACTAGATCTGGGCTTACATTGATAGGACGCAATTCGTCACCACCAGATAAGGGGGGAAGTTTATAATCTTCTCTAACTTCGTTTGGAGTTTTTGCCCCATTCATTAACAACTGTATGTTTTCTTGTAATTTGAGTTCAGAAATTTCTGGAACAGGATTATCATAAGCCAAAAACAAACGACCGGAAGTATCGAATCGAGGTAATAAATCTTCATTAAGAGTAGAAACAAACCTTTCCAATCGCGGCTTAACGCAATTAAGTGCATGTTGTTCTCTAGCTCCCTCTAAAGTTGCTCTATTTATATTAACTGATTCCAATAATGCTAATGGAGTATCATACGCATTAGCTATTTCAGTTTTTCCCCACTTATGAATTTCTAATCGAGCCAAATCCCTGGGTGGATAGTTTATAGGCTTAAATTGCAATTCTTCTTCTGACACCCAAACTCTACCAGTATTGCCCCGACTAAATTTTTTATTAATACTAAGTTCTATTCTTCTAGCTTCATCTTTTCCTAAAGGATTTTCTTTAGTAGGAGTTATAATTGCATCTGGTCTAGCTTCATTAGAAAGAAAACCATCTTCGTGTGCAATCAATTTATTTGAAACTGAATTTGCTTCAAAAGCAGCCGTTAAAGGGGATAAACCATCAACATACGGATTTTTTAAATTGGGCATTAAAAATGGTATGATTTCTTCAATACTATACCTTTTTTCATTCATCCCACCAGAATTAAATTTATAATAATCAATTAAATTTTTACTGTCTTGGTTTCTAAATGGTGTAATGTGTTGACTAGGAATGATCCAAAGTTGTTCTGGAACGCCTAAAAAATTATCAACAACATACCAATATGCTTTTCCAACTATCTCTTGATATAGCTGGGTTATAACTCTAAGCCAATTTCCTGTACATCCAGGAAAATTATTTACCCTATCCAGCAAATCAAGAATTTTATGATCTACAACTTCCTCTACATTAAGAAATTCTCGAAGCTGTTTACGTAGATAAGAAGATTTTTGTAAATTATCAATTTCTTTTATGGTCAATTTTCTGGTCGAACAGCGGGCTTTTTTATCGTTTTTACCTGTTTTGACATATAAACGAATCGGAATCTGGCTTACTGCATTACTGTTTAGATTAGAACAGGCGAAGGCTATTCTTTTATATTCTTTTACTAAATCAAAGTCATTTGGTGCTTTTTTAGTTTGCCAAATGTCTAAATACCCACCTGATTCCCGAGACATTGACGCTAATTCATTAGGGTTCAATCCCTTTAGCTCTATACTGCCAAAATCTTCGGTAGTTACAACAGAGTTCATTCTCAATCAAACTCGCCTTCCCAAAGAAGCGGATTTTCAACACTAAGCCATTCTTTTTGTTCTTCGTCTAGTCTCTCGGGTTCCGTGAGCTTTTTCTCTATATGTCTTTTCTTTTTCTCATCTTTTACAGATTGTCTTACGCTAAACTGATCGAACGATTCATCACCTTCATGTTCAAGATCACGAAAATTCATATATTCCTAGGCAGGTTTGCGTATGTCGATACCTGTTACCATGTATCTCAAAGGATCCATCGCGTGATTGTTTTTGTCTACAGGTTTATCACCCACAATTTGTTCGTCGTCATCCTCTGGAAAATTGTAGACTTCGGCTTCTGCAAAAACAACCGGACACCTATTCCGAAGAATTTTTAATCTTCCAGTTTTTATTCGAGCATTTACAGCATCAATACCAACTAAAATATTTTTGTTGGCATTAACAACTCTATGACCGCCTCTACGCAATTTCAAAACATATTCTGGGTTGTGTTCACTGAACCATTTAATTGTTTTATCTTCAAATTTAGGTAAACGTTCTGCATGTTCTTCAATAGAAGTTCTACTCTTATATCTCTCGTACCAAATCCATAAAACATCATCATGATCAAGTCCGCCGCAAAGAGCACAGAACGGATCATTAAAACCAAAATCTAAACCGCCATAGAGCTTAGATGAATTTGCAATAATTTCCTTCGGATCACCTTCTACTGAACATTCTTCAAATTCGGGATAGACTTGACCCTCACAAACTGAAAATAATCCATCATACCTCATCATAGCACGTTCCCGGCCCATGCTTTTTTTGGCTCTTTCGTATTCTTCGACTGGGTATGCCGGATTTTGTTTAGACGCCCACTGATGGACAAAATAATCTTTATCGCCGGCCTGCCACCGTTTGTAAAAATCAAAGAATAGCCAATTACGGATATAAGGCGTTGTTGTAATAAGTATCGGAGCTTGCTTAGCTCCTGTACGTCCCTGGATTGCACTCCATACTCCGAACTTAAACTGTCCACCTTCGTCCCCCCACACAGCATGAAATTGACCACCTTCCAAGCCGCCTGGATTGTCTGCACCTTGACAATATAGGATTCCGTAGTCATTTGGCAGGACATAAACCGACCTACTTTCTTTCCAAATTCCCTCTAAATGAGTTCCTTTAAAGGTATCTATTAAACAAGGTACTGTTGCACGACTAAGTACCTTGTAAGTAGGTGCAATCACCATTCCTAAAAATTTTTCTTTTTTAACAATGGTTTTTTGAATCTGTTTAGCAAGCCAAAGTGGCCCAATAACTGTTTTTCCACCTCCAATTTAGCCCCCACAATATTTATTTTATTGTGGGGGCTATACTCCGGTTCCCGCAATTGCTGCGGTGAACCGAGTCTCCGAATTAAGTACGATTTTCTGATCTTTGTGACATGGATATTGCTTTTGACCTGCGATTATACGGCCCCAAGGTATAATATCTACAGCCATTTCTTCTTCAACAATACTCATTTTTATTCCTCGATACTCATCATACCAAACAACTGAATCAAAATAGGAATCATTTTTTCCAAAAACGCTAATAGAGCAGTAAAAAAACCAGCCCAATCTCTGGGTTCAGCTGGCGGAGTAATTCCTTCATTTTGAGCAAGACGGCTAATAATTTCAACTGCATCAGAGTCAGCGTCTAACGCATCTTCTAGTGCCTCTCGTTCAATATTAGATAAATTACCTTTTCGCAATCTACGCCTAATTGCCATTCGCATGTGCATAGGTAGATCTTGATTAAGCTCGCGTCTTCGTACAAGGTTCATTTTTTTTCTCTCAATTGAAGGTAATTGAAGGTAATTGAAGGTAAAAACATCATTTTTGACACTTTGGGCAATCACTTTGCTGCGAGTTTTGCGTAAAATCAGCATTCACGTTCAAATCAAAAGAACTGTTTGCACTGCTCAATCGTTGCCGTGAATTATTACGACTTCGCTGAACCGTTACATTAGAAGCTCGCAATGCGTGCCTATTTGCAAGAAAAGTTCGAACAAGAGCCGGTTTCTGGACAACTACTCTTTCAGTTTGAAGAATTACAGCACGTTCAGTTTGTAGACTTACAGAACGTTGTACAGCAGAAGAACAATTACTCAAATTCAGTTGACTTGGCGGACATGCTTCCACAGCAGTAACACCAAGAAAAACCAAAGACAGACCACAAAAAATCGACTTTTTCATAATTAACTCTCATTTCCTTTTTTATTTGTTATTAACGACGCAAGCGAGAAAAAAGATTAAACCTTCTACCAGAATTAGAATAACCGCTACTGCGATTAAGCCAGTTTGTATACTGATTATCACCTCTTTTACTGATACCTAGAGCTGTATTTAATTCAATTTCGGAATTTCTGATTTTTTGTTGTTCTGCAGCCGCTCTTTCTGGTTGAACTAGTTTAAGATCGTCAACACCGCCCATTAAAACCATACTTAGCAACAAACTATTCATTGGTAAGCTCCAAGTGATTCAGAGATTTTTAACCACAAAACTCTATACTCCTCTACGTCTCGCAACTTATTTGCAGCACAATAACTCTGTAACGCGTTAATCCAAGTATTCCAGTTCGTAAAAGCTATCCCAAGTTCTGTTTGTAGCATAGAACGAGTAGCTGCGATCACCTCACTTTCTTTTGAAATGTTTGTAGTCTTAATTAAATTAGCTACACTCTTAAGTACACCACTAACTTTGTGTACTTCATCAATTTTGTTGGACGAAGTTACGTTCTGGAACCATTCTAGTGATAACTCTTCGATTGTGGGCAAATTCTTGATTGTTTTTTGCTGTTTTTCTACATTTTCCATTACTCCGATGAATATTTCTGTTTCTGTAAAGGAAATATTTCCAGTTTTGTCAGATACAATCAAAGTAAAATTATACTTACCTTGAATTCCACCTGAAAAAACGACTTTTTTGCCGTTATCAATCTCTAAATAATTCCGTTTCTCAATATTTTTATCTACTTTCCACCTATAATTTTTTACGTTGATCGACTTACTGCCATCAAGAATAATCAATTCGCCGATTAAACCACTGGTAGGACCAGTAATAATAGCTTCTGCCTGTCCAGAATCAGCTAGAGCAAGTACAGCAGACAGTAATAGACTTAAGATCATTTTGGTAAACTAGGCTCCATAATAAAGGGTGAAACAGGGCTTAAAAATCCCTCTTCTAAAAACCTAATTAGATCCGATTTCTGGTCAAACGTAAGCCCTAATTGGCGTATTCGTGCGTCTTTATTCGGATCATTTGACCCACCAGAATTGTAAAAATCGACCATTTCTGGAAGATTTCTGATTCTACCTGCATGAGTATAAGGAAATGTTCTACTAATTTCTCGAAGTGTAGGCGTTTTAAATGCTTTAAAATCACTATTTTTCTGGCTTATGGTAAAACGACCTTGCTCATCCTCGCCAAATCTGGTTGCGACGCCTGTATTATGAAACAAATCATCACGAAAATTATTTTCTGGTTTGTGACATTCTATACAACCAGCATTTTTAAACGTATTGAATCCATTTTTGGCTTTTTGCGTTAAAGCCCATGTTTCTCCTCTCATATATCTGTCAATTGGGGCGTCATCGGAAATTATAGTTCTTTCAAAAGCCGATATTGCGACTGCAATATCGGTAACATTTACGTTTTTACCAAATACTTCGTTAAACAGCTGCCTATAGCCAGTATTGTTGAGTTTTAGTGTTAAATCGTCTAAAGAATTGTTGCCCATTTCTTTACGGTTAGTCAGAGGCAATAATGCTTGACCCTCCAGAAATATGGCTCTACCGTCATGAAACTGGCTAATTTGCTGTCCTGCATTGACAATAGTAGGAGAGTTTCTGGTACCTAATCTACCCGCTATTCCTACAGATACTCTACGATTGTCTGTCCACCCTCTTTCTGGACGATGACACGTAGAGCAGGATACAGTATTATCGACTGAGAGCCTTTTATCAAAGAAAAGTTGTTTTCCCAACGATACCTTTGCCGGAGTAACTTCGCTACCCTTCGGCAATACAATCGGCAGAATGCCGACAGCAACTGTAAGTAGTGCGGTTGTCAACATATTAAACATTTTTAATTAGGGTGTAGCCTTCAACTTCAATATTTTTAGCTTTTATAACAAAATTAACTTCAGCTTCTGGAATAGGGCCTGGTTGAATTGCTGAAATACCATATCTACTCTTAGCTTCCATAATATCATGCTCCTGAGGAGTAAAAATAGCTGCGTTGTAAAAGGCATTCATTAACTGAGATTGTTGGTTAAGGTGCCCAATACCAATTGAATGTCCCAATTCGTGTGCTACAACTGCTTGGTAGTAGATACCTGATTTATTGGGGATATCTACCCAAGGTTCAACATCATCTATTTTCATTTGTAGCTGTAAATCACTCCCTTGCGGTAATTCGGCCCAAGCAAGTACGCCCCCTCTCTGGCCAAATTCTTCTCTACGTAACTTAGATGCATTTATTACAATATCTGCATTGTTGATTGTTGGTGAGATATCGAAAGTTAATCCGCAAATATTGGACCATGAATTTACAGCAGTATGAAACATATCCTGTTGTGAAGTTTTTGTTAATGCACTTAAATAACTACCAAAAAAATAGAATAACTTACGTTTATTCTTCCACTGCGATAAAGCTAAAATTAGTGGTAATGCGTCGGTAACACCACACCTGGGATATTCCATCGCTCTAATAGTTTTATCATCTATAATACCATCTGATACAATTCCAAAGTTAGTTTGAAAAGTTTTAACTAAGTTTTGAACACTATCATGGGTAATATAGTTGAAAGGAAATGGAGCATAATAATTAAATAAATATTGAGCAGCAAACGTAATTTCTGGGGAATCTAAATCTGAAGAAAGGTAACGAACGCTATCGTATAGTGTGCGAGACATTTGTTTCATGGTAATTTATCTAGTATTTTATTTAGTTTTTCTTTACTCTCTTCGTTAGCCACGAGTAATTCAGCTAAAAGTTTTGTTTGTGCTTCTGACGTGGTTACAAGTCTCTCTACTGAGATGTTGTTTGATTTAAAAAGATAAGCTGTATCTTGAAGATATTGTTCGTGGGCAGAAACGCCTTTCATTCCAACAGAATACAAAATGTATAAAAGTATTAGTGCAAAAGTAGTGGGCAGTCCAAAATCTTTTGTAATCCTGTAAACTAGTGTAGGATATGAGTATATTACTGTATTTCGTATCATTTAATGACAGACCTCTGGAGGAACTTAGGTATATTGTTGATATATGCGTTTATAGCATATGCTGTTTGTTCTTTAGTCGGCATATTTGATTGACGGCAAATAATAGCCCATCGTTCCGGTGGATTTTGTGCTTTAATAAATGGATTAGATGAATTATTGGATGAATCATCATCATCATCATAATCATCATAATCATCATCATCATCATCATCATCATCATCATCATCATCATCATCATCATCATCAGACATAAGAAAGCTGCTTTTTCTTCCGTTTGATTACAAACTGGGAATTCGTTCGATTGGAAAGGTTTGTTTCTTCTGCTAGAAAGGTGAATGGTGGTGGTGGTGGTGGTGGTGGTGATGGTGGAACAGCTAGTATGTTTGCTTCTAGGAAAGGTGCCGGCATTGGCAGAGAGTGGTGTTGTAGGTGTTGTAGGTGTTGTAGGTTCTGTCTCTCTGTTTGATCTACAATAACAAGAGTATTGATATTTTGGCTTGTTGTAGGTATATTTTCCATACCTAATGGCAACATCTTCTGGATCAGAGATAGATATAGTTTAGGTTCTGTAGCTTGTAGGGACCGTATCCAGTTTATTAGAACTGGAATTTGGTCGTTTGTTTCGGGAGTTCCTAAGATTGAAGTTAAGATCGTATCGCGTAGCAGGGCCAGACGCAAACGATAGGTAGCTGTAGGTAGATTTTCGTTCAAGAGTTCAACAGCTAAAACTGGAGAGACTGTAGAAAATAGCTCGGTTATATCAGTCTTTTGGTGGGGGGTTGATTGTGGAATAAGCATTTTACTGTGCAGGTTTAAGCTAGGCTAGCTGGCGGGCTAGCTGGTGCCTGGCTAGCTGGCCTGGCTGGCCTGGCTGCCTGGCTGGCTAGGTCTGACAGACCTAGTCTAGCACGGTTTGGCGGTCTGTCAAGTGGGTGTGCTGGGCTTTCGGGTGGAAGTGCTTGTGGGATAAGGGGTTAAAACTTTATTTTTTTTGGGGAGGGGGG